AGTCCGGCGCTCGCTACAGCTTGGGAGAATGCGCAGTTCATGCCTGTTGCAGGAACGCCATATCAGCAGGTTCATTTACTGTTTGCAACACCTAGCAACCGTGAGATGGGCGACCGCTACCAGGAAATTGGTTACCTGCAATGTAAGCTCATGTATCCGCTGGCGGTAGGAACCGCGACGATTGCAGCAAGAGCGATGTTGCTTCGCACGACGTTCAAGCGTGGCAACACCTTCGTCAGTGGAGGGATTACCACGACGGTGACTGAAACACCGGAGATCGTGCCGGGTAGGGTCGAGGGCGACCGATACGCGGTAAGCGTGAAGATCAAGTTTGTAGCACAGGTTAACGGATAGGAGAATCAAAATGAAAACTGTTTTCAGACAGGATGGATCAAGCGTTACGCTTTCTGATGCCGACGCTGCAAGATGGCTGAAGCAATCCCTCGCATTCCTGACGAACCCGAAAGAACCGGCGCAACCTGCCGGCAAACAAACGCTGCGCAGTAAGGTTACTGGCGCGTTCAAAACCGATTCACTTTCTACTGGAGAATAAGCCATGACCATCGCTAAAGAAATCAACAAAGTCTTAACCGTCTACAAACAAACCGGCCTTGGCGTTCCTCGCTCTGGTTCTGGCGGTCAATCATTACGCCGCGAAACGTCAAGCGGCAAGCTCGCTGTCGCCACTTATGAGAATAACGAAATCACCAGCCATCAGCAGTCCACTGGCAAGACTCACGGTGGACGCAGTTCGACATTCACGCTGAACGGATTGCTGTCTGGCAATACCTATTCAACATTGTTCGCTTCGATTCTGCGCGGCGCGTTTGCAGCTACTACGCCAATCGCGAGCCTGTCCATCACGATTACTGTGCCGGGTGGCGTGCCTACCTTGACTGCCGCGGCGGCGACGTTTCTGACTAACGGTATCAAGATTGGCGACGTTATTCGAATCACCGCTGGCACTTATGCCAACGCTGTGAACCGTGACAACAACCTGCTGGTATTGAGTGTATCGGAAACGGTTATTACAGGCGTGACGTTGAACGGTTCCACGATGATCGCGGAAGGCCCGATTGCAAGTTCAACTCTCACCGTCGTCGGTAAGAAGTTGGCTGCGCCAATCACATCGCAAACCAGCGATTACTGGACTGTCGAGGAATACCACGCCGACATTACCCGTTCTGAGCTGTTCACTGATGCGGTATTCAGTTCAGCGGACGTGAGCATCCCTGCATCCGGCAACACGACGGTGGCATTCAATGCGGTGGCCTTGGATCGAACCTCCAGCGGCGCGCAGGTGCTGACTACACCGACCGCCGAGACCACCACTGATGTATTGCAGGGCATCAAGGGCGCGGTAATAGTGCAAGGTGCCGCAGTTGCGAACGTGACCGGCGCAACCATCAAGATTGATGGCACGGTGGCTCCAATGGGCAACGTGCTAGGCGCAAACGTGGCACCGGACGTGTCACGTGGGGTGTTGAAGGTCTCCGGCCAACTGACAGCGTTCTTCGAAAATGGCACGATGTCAGGATACTTTGATGCTGCGACACCGATCAGCATTGCAATTGTTGATGCTGCCGACGAAACCAACAACAGCGAATTCATCAGCTTTGTGATGAGCAAGGTCAAACTTGAGGGGGACGATAAAGATACTGCCGAAACCGGCATCGTGCGCACCTATCCGTTCACGGCTGAAATCAACGGTGACGGCGGGGCGGCATTGGAGAATGCAAAGACCATCCTCACGATTCAAGATTCGCTCGCAGCTTGAGCCTAAGAGCAACCTGCCAGCCCGTGTCTCCATTCGTGTGGAGCACGTGGCAGGTAAGGGGCAAGTAATTTAACCACACGAAAGGTTACACCATGACAAAAACATTCTCCCTCGCAGACTTGGACGCAACCAAGGCAAGCGAACAAGCATTCGAATTCGAGTACATCAACGCTGCCACCGGCGAAGGCACCGGCATATTCCTGTCCGTTCTCGGCGGCGAATCTGAAGCGGTAACTGCAGAAGTCGCAAAGTTGATTAACGAGCGCCGACGCAAGCAAGCAGCTCGCGAAGTGCAACGGAAGATCGGGGTCGGCACAAAACCGACTGAATTTGAAACGCTGGAAAGCGACGTTGCCTTCGGTCAGCGACTGGCAGCGGTGCGATTGGTCGGTTGGCGCGGCATCAGCGATCCATGGACTGCTGAAAACGCATTAAAGCTATGCACCAGCAATCGCGACATTGCATCCCAAGTTACCCAGCAATCGGACATGGTTGGAAATTTTATGAAACTCTGACCGCGCAGCTGGTTGAATACGCGCGGGCGGAGTTCGAATTAAGCGTCATTGTTGACGGGACTGCCGAGTCGCTACGCGCTCAACTAGAGAGCGTCTGGCGGCAGACAGGGAAGCAGCCGAGACAACTAGCGGAATTGCCGGAATTGCCGCCGCTGGCGAAGCATTTGTGGGTGTGGTTTGTTGATATGAATAATTCAGAGAGGGAGGTTGGTATGGACGTATCCCGCATCACCGCTTCCTCAATGATTGCATGGCAATGGGCGACCGGTAACACACTGGAATTATGGGAGCGCAAAGCCCTCCGTGCCATTGATGCTGCTTGGATCGCCATGCAAAGGAAATCCAAGTGACCGACATTGCATCCCTCTACCTAAAAGTCGATAGCACCCAAGTTGATGGGGGGGCGAAGTCGCTTGACCAACTCGCGCAGTCCGGCGGAAAGGCGGAGGCATCAACAACTGCGCTGACTTCAGCGACAAACATTCTGGCGAATGCTGCAAGGATTGCGGCAGGGGCATTTGGCGCATTCAAGCTGGTTCAGTACGCGAGGGAAGCCACCCTGCTTGCTGCGCGCTACGAGACGATGGGCATTGTAATGAAGGTGGCGGGTAATAATGCTGGATACAACTCCGCGCAGATGGACAAGTATTCCAAGGCTCTGCAAAAGAATGGCATCTCCATGCTGCAAAGCCGTGACGCACTAACCCAACTTGCAACCGCTAACATCGATCTTGCCAAAGCCTCCGAGATAGGCCGTGCGGCGCAAGACCTTGCAGTGGTAGGCAACGTTAACTCCAGCGAAGCCATGAACCGGATGATTCATGGCATCAAGTCTGGTCAGATTGAAGTGCTGCGCACGCTTGGTCTTAACGTCAGTTTCGAGGAAAGTTATAAGAATCTTGCCGCGGAGCTGCACAAGAATGTTGATGCACTAAATGCTGAAGAGAAAGCACTTGCCAGAACCAACGCGGTGCTGTCCGAGGCGAAGAACTATGCCGGCATCTACGAAGAGTCCATGACCACGGCGGGCAAGGCCATGTCGTCGCTTATCCGCTATTCAGAGAATTTGAAAATAAAACTTGGTGAAGTGTTTCTTCCTGCGCTCGCCTCCGCTGTGTTTGGTTATACCGACGCGCTGAAGGCAGCGAACCAAGAAGCAGACGACCTCGCGCAAAAGAATGCGATAGGGAAGTTCGCGGAAGGGTTGTTGGTCTCAATCGTTGCGCTTACCGCCGCGACTGCAACCTATGCCGGAGTTGTTGCATCGCAAATGATCGTCAGCCTTGCGTCCGCCGCTACGTCGTGGGTTACTCTGAACATCGCTCATGGGCAGGCGTTGGCGATGAATCTGGCACTTGCAAAAGCAGAGCAAGCGCGCATCGCGGCAATGATCGAATCGACTGCGGCGCAAGTGCCAGCAATCGTTTCTGAACTCCGCTATGTAATGGCAATGGAGTCATCGGCAGCCACAACGGAAACAGCGAACGCAATGACCGCGCAACGAATCGCATTGCAAGCGAGGCTTGCGGGGATTGAAGAGGCGAATGTAATCGCCGAAACACACCTTGCAGCGGCTACCGCCAGAACAGCGGAAGCCCAAGCGCTCGCATCCGCATCCGGGTCAATATGGACTAAAACGCTATTTGGAACATCTGTTGCGGCCAACGTAGCATCCGGCGCATTATCCAAAGTCGGACTCGCACTGAATGTGCTGATGGCGGCGTTCGTTGGTTGGGAAATAGGAACATGGCTGACCACATTCGAGGAAGTGCGCATCGTTGGGCAACTAATGATAGGACAGTTCCTCCTTGGTTTTGAACATCTAAAATTCGGGGCACAGGTTGCGGGTGCAGCAATCGCTGCGTTGGTTCCTGGCTCCGAGGCGTTCGCCTCTGCATACGCGCGCATCTCCTCTGCGCATGATAAAGAGGTGGCGAAAATAAAAGAGCAGACGCAAGCGTTTGCGGAAATGGAAACACATCAAAAGAACGCATCAAAGTACACCGAAGAAGACGCAATAAAACGCGGGAATGCGGCACGGGCGCAAGCTGATGCCGACGACAAAGCTGCTGTCGCGGCAGATAAGGCGCAGAAGGCTTACGCTGCGCAACAGCAATCAATCAATTCCATAATCGATTCGCTCGAAAAAGAAGCTGCCACATACGGCATGACCGCAGAGCAGGTCCGCATCTACGAAGCTGCCATGAAAGGAGCGAATTTCGAGGAGATAACCCGCATCAAGGCCGCGGCGGACGCGGTTACGGCGCTCAAGGCGGAAGAGGAAGCGACGAAAGCCATCTCCAAAGCGCAAACGGAAGCAACAAAGGCTGGTTCCAGAGCGCGAGAGGAAGCTATACGAGCCGAAAAAGCTGCACAGGCGAGCTTCTGGAGCTCCATTGAACGGACGGCGCACGACACGTTTGTCAGCATCATGGACGGCGGCAAAGATGCGGCGACCCGCCTGCGCGACACGTTCAAAAACATCTTTTTTGACTGGTTGTATCAAATGACGATCAAGAAGTGGATCGTTAATGTGAGCGGCGTGGTTGGAACCAGTTCTGCCGGTGCGGCCAATGCGGGCGGCATAGGAAGCCTGTTTACTGGCGGGTCTGGTGGCATAGGGGGAATAGCCACTGGCGGATTGCTCGCGTCTGGAGCGCTTGGCACATTCGGAACGGGCATTGCATCAGCTATGGCAACCGGCGTGACCGCGGGATTCACAAACGGTATCGCGGCGATTGGTCTCGGTCAAACTGCCGCAGGCCTAGGGATGATGGTGCCGATGATTGGCGCTGCCGTTGGCGGAGCACTTGTATTGTCCAAATTATTTAAACACCGGGGCGGGCCGGGGCTGCAAAACACCGGCGGCGCAACTATGTCTTTTGATTCCGGCGGCGGCGTAACCTCCAGCACGGGAGGGGCGTTTGGGGTAACAAATGTCGCGGCGCAGAACACAATCAACGATCTACAGAATCAATATTCCTCTACCGCAGCATCACTTGGCATCACGCAAAGGGCTACAAGCTATCATTTCGGCCAGAATCAACTAACGGACGGCAGCAATAAAAAATTCCGGTTGGCAGGAGGTGGTTACGATACCGGCGAAATAGCACAAACCGAAGAGGCGCTACAGAACGCTGCATCGCGTGCCATATTCTCCGCGCTGCAAGGGTCAGAGATGCCGAGCTATCTACGCAGCTTGTTTGACTCAGTGGTGGTCGCAACCGCATCATCCGAAGACCTGTCCAGCGTGCTACAGTACGCAGCCACACTCAAACAAGTCCGTGATGCGCTGACCGAGACGCGCTCTCCGCTGGAACTGTTTCGCGCCAATGTCGCAGACGGGTTGTCCAACGTGGGAGCTACTGCCGAAACGTTCAAGCAGGACTTCATCGCGGCGATTGATGCGGGCATGGCTCCGGCACAGTTGGCGCAGTGGCAGCAACTCGGCATGGCAATAGACCAGTTGGCGCAGGTTGATGCACAGGCCGCGACCGAAGCGGCTGCTCAAGCCTCCGCACTTGCCAAGACCAATCTCGGTTACCAACAGCAAATAGATGTTTTGACTGGTGTGCAAACCCAGCGGCAGGTAGAGCTGACAAACGCTCTTGAAGGCGCAGACTCGTCGACAGCCGCGCTTATCACTCAACTGTTTGGCTTGCAAGATGCGGCCTCCGCCGCGCAAGAGGCTGCTGCTCTTGCACAAACCAATCTGGGCATCCAGCAACAGATTGATGTGCTGACAGGGGCGCAAACGCAGCGGCAAGTAGAGTTGACAAACGCTCTCGCGGGGGCAGACGCTTCGACTGCCGCCCTCATTACGCAGTTATTTGGCTTGCAAGATGCCGCCTCCGCCGCGCAAGCAGCGGAGCAGGAACTCGCCGCCATAGCACAAGCCGCAGGAGCGATAGCGCAGGAGCATTACGGACTGGAGACTCAACTATTGCAGGCACAGGGCGACACTACTGCATTGCGAGCTCGTGAACTGGCGTTGCTTGATCCGGCGAACAGAGCCATACAAGAGCAAATTTGGGCGATACAGGATAAGGCTGTCGCAGATGCCGCCGCTCAGGAAGCCGCGCAAGCACAGGCACAAGCTGCGCAAGAAGCTGCGCAGGAAGCTGCCAGAGCGGCAGAGCAGATCAAGAGCGCATGGCAGTCTGTGACTGACCTGCTGTTTGAAGAGGTGGCGCGCATCCGTGGTTTGAATGGGGCAGGTTCGACCGCCAGCGCCCAATCGCAGTTTGCTATCGCTACCGCCCAAGCACGCGCGGGCGATCAAGAAGCCGCGAAGTTGTTGCCGCAGTTGAGCCAAGCGTTGATCGCCGCATCCGAAGCGACCGCCACAAGTGCTTATGAGCTGGCAATCACGCGAGGGCGTATCGCTGGCAGTTTGGCAACGACAGCGCTGGGGCTGGCTGGACAGCATGGTCTGGAATTGCCATCATTCAGCGTAGGTTCTGACTATGTGCCATATAATATGGTGGCGCAAATTCACAAGGGTGAGCGCATCATCCCGGCCGCTACGAATGATGAGATGGTAGGGGAACTGCGCGCCTTGCGGCAAGAAGTCGCATCCCTGCGCGCATCATCCGATCAGACCGCAACAGCAACCCGCAAAACTTCCGACCTGTTGCGCAACGTGACGCAGGACGGCAACTCCCTTTTGACTACGGCGGCTTAATATGCACGTGCTCCCACCAATCACAATGACCGACGCGAAGTTGACCAGTTCAACTGTGCCGGAGACCCCGCCCGCCGCGTATGCTGGCGGCACTACTTACGCGCTCGATGACGAGGCGAGTGTGGCGGGTGCGGCGGGCTTGCAGACTGTCTACCGGTCGTTGCAAGGCAGCAATACGGGGCACACACCTGCGTCCAGCCCTGATTGGTGGGAGGACATCGGAGACACCTATCAGGTGTACAACGGCGGCACGGCCTATGCCATTGGCGACCGCGTGATCGAGACGACGCTGCACAAAGTCTACGAGTCGCTGACTGCTGCCAATACGGGCAACGCCGTTACTGACACAACGCACTGGCTTGAGATTGGTGCAACTAATCGATGGGCAATGTTCGACCTATTGCGCAACGCCGCGACAAGCGTACCGTCATCCATGACCATTGTGCTCACGCCAGGCGAACGGGTCAACGGGTGGGCGATGGTCGGCATTGTGGCAGCGGATGTGACCATCACGATGACCAGCGTGGGCGGTGGCGGAACGGTCTATACCTATACTGAGGACTTGCGCACGCGCATTGTGGCTGACTGGTACGACTACTTCTTCGAGCCGTTCAGCAACCGGGCGCACGAGATGCGCATTGAGTTGCCTCCATTCACCGACGGTATTATAACGGTGACGCTGACCACAACTGAAGGCAATGTAGAATTGGGCGCATTAGTCATCGGCACGGCCGTCTACATAGGCCAAGCGCAACATTCCGCCGAATCCGACGTGCTCAACTTCTCGACCGTCACCCGCGACCTGTTCGGCAATGCAACACTGGTACAGCGGCGCAATGTGCCGCGCACGAATCAAACGGTTTGGTGCGACAAATCTCGCGTGACACGTATGCTCGCAGTTCGTGAGTCGCTTAACGCCGCGCCTGCGGTTTGGTCTGCTGTGGACGATGAAGACGATGGGTACTTCGACGCACTGTTCATTCTCGGGATTTACAAGAAGTTCACCATCAATGCGGCCATGCCGGAACATGCTACAATCTCACTGGAACTGGAGGAAGTATGAGTCAAACTAACCCAACGCCGATTGACGCGCTGCCAACCGCGCCGAGCACGTCATCGCCTAGCACATTCGCGGCGCTTGCGGATGCGTTCGTTGCCGCGCTGTCAACCTTGCGCAGCCAGATCAACACCATCGCTACACAGACGTACAACAACGCGGTCGATGCGTACAACAATGCCGTATCCGCCACTGACAGTGCAGCCGAAGCCGCCGCCGCCGCCGCGAGTGCTGTAGCCGCTGCGGGAGCCACTGCATGGGTTAGTGGCGCAACCTATGCACAAGGCGCTGTGGTTTGGAGCTTGATCGACTTTCTGCCCTACCGACGCGCCATTGCGGGATCTGGCACGACTGACCCGAGTGCAGATAGCGTCAACTGGGTTGTTCAAGTGGCAGGCGACCCCCAATGGACAACCATCACTGCCGACCCTGCACCTGCCGTGGCTGGTTCGAGTTACCTCTGCAACACATCATCTGCTGCCTTCACCGTCACACTTCCCGCCGCCCCTGCCGCAAACGACTTGGTTCGCATTGCAGACTACGCGGGAACATTCGCAACGAACAACCTAACGATTGGCAGGAATGCATTGAACATTATGGGACTGGCTGAAGATATGGTTATCAGCACGAACAATGTGAGCCTGACACTTCAGTATATTGATGCCTCTCGCGGATGGGCGCTGGTATGAAAAAGATAGACATAAAATCAG